ATAACTTTAGAGCTCGAAAAATTAGTCGAAGTACAAAAAGCTATTATAGAACTTTACGGAAAGTTAACTAACCCTGATGGTACTAGAAAATACACATACTCAGATGGACAAATTAGGTCGGCAGTAAGTCAATACTCTACGTATGTAGCTTACGCTACCGGTCAGGTAAACAATCCAGCCTACAGTTTTATTATACCTTTTGAGTTAGAACTTACCCTGGAAGGAATCTCCGGCTTTAAAATTATGGAAAGTTTTAGAGTCAATAAAATAGTTCTCCCGTACACTTACAGAGGCACCGATGCAAATGATATTGCTTTTCTCATTACAGGATTAGAACACCAAGTCACTAGTCAGAGCTGGAATACAGTTGTAAGATCACAGCTTTACATCACCGGTCCAACTCATAAAACAAAAGTCCATGTACTTAGGGATCTTAAGCAAGCACCTACCGAACAATCTACAAGCTCTTTAGGAGATCGTTCCAGAGGCACTACGCAGCTATCTGCACAGGAAACTGCCGACTTCTTTAAGGATGTTTACACAGGACTAGGTGTAACAGCTCCTAACAGTTTTCAATTAAGATTTTTTGAAATTTGGAGACAGAAAGAGGGAGCTCAAGCGGCTTGGAATCCTTTTAACACTACTCAAAAAACTACCGATTCTAGTTTCTTTAATAGAATTACAGATACTACTGGCGTTCAGAACTACACCAACAGAAAGATCGGAATCGACGCTACTGTTAAAACTTTAAAGAACGGGTACTACACAGACCTTATTGAAAAAATTAAGGCAATTAAAAGTACAGTAGATATAAAAAACGCTATGAGAGCTCTAGACAAATCACCATGGGGAACTAGGTTTAAAGACGAGAAAAATATAGAAGCTTTTTATGTACAAAAATTTTCAGACTTCATGTGGAGTGGACCTATTGTTAAGAGATAAACAAGATGTACTTACCTAAAACTAAATATATTGGCGGAAAGTTTACTAACGGAGAAGAGTGGTCACTAGAAGGAGAAACTACTTCTTACGTAGGTTACTACTTTGAAGTTTCTAACAACCGCTCATACACCGGCCGCCGGCCTGGAGACGGAGCAAACAACCTCCTTGTTCCTTTTATAGACGAATCGCAAACCCCTAACCTCCCAGTAAACAAGACCACCTACGATAGGATTAGGAATAATGCTGAAGCATTTGCTCTTAAGAGAACCCTACCTATCCCCATCTACTACCCGGTCCCTACCCGGCTAGACTACCAGAACTCTAAATTTATAAGGTATTTAGCCAAAGAAAAACTTACAGGAAAAGTTTGTGAGATTACTTTAGATACTTATATTGCATTAAATAATAATGACACCCGGTACTACTACCCAGGGTACATCACCACCAAGCTCTTCTGGACTATAATTGGACCTCTAGAAGATACTTTAGTTGATGGAGTTGTTTTATTCGGTGCTGCCTCTATAAACAATAAATCTAGAGAGTTAGCTGATAAGGAAGTCCCCGGTGCTAGGAAATTTTTAAACAACCTAGCGCAGTTTGTAATATGAAACTTCTTTCGTATATTAGAGAAAGTTATGGAAATGGGTTATGTTTTATATCGTCGAGAGTCAAGAGCAGCTTAGTCACCTTTCAGCCCTGGGTCGACAGGGGGGGTATGCTGAGGTTATTGCAGGGAATGACTATTACCATAGTATACTTGGCAGCAGCGTGGCTGTGTATGTACGGCCTCTGGGTGACCACCCAGGCTACATTATTCCAATAAACCACTCCGAAGGCCTTAACGTCTCAAAGACCGACGTACAGAAGGTCTTAGACCAGTACACTACCCTTTTTACTTACAGCAAAAAAAGCTTCTTATATCATTTCTCTCACGGTAACTGCAATGATATAAACCTGATGTACTCTATGGCAGAGTACGAGAGCCTAGAGCTACCCAACCCTCCCCAGGTCATAAGCTGGTACTACAATCATCACAGGGATAAACCCGACCTAAACTCTATCATTCCTATCTCAAAACTCTTTGAGAGATGTGAGAGGAACTATAGGTCTCTAGAGGAAGTCATTTCAGAGTATAGTTATATACTGGAGCTACCGGCCTGGGATTTCTATAACCGGTTAACTACCGGAGTTTTTTATTTAGCTGAACAATCTGGAATTAGAATTATATATGACAAATTTATTGAAAAGTTTACTCCTGCTAATCCAAAATTTAGCATTGCAGATAACATTTGCTTTACTAGTTATAATCTTTATAATCCCACTAGCCGCCCTACTTCTGCCTTTAATAGTGTTAACTTCGCCGCGATCCCCAAAAAAGACGAATACCGAAAGTGCTTTATCCCGCGTAGTGGACGATTTGTAGAGTTTGATTTCGACGGATACCACATCCGGCTTATCGCCGACCAGCTAGGGTATGAGTTTACTTCCGAGAGCGTGCACCTGCAGCTAGGCAGGCTATACTTCAATAAGCAGGAACTTACCCCGGAGGAGTATCAGCAATCCAAGACCAATACCTTCCAGATCATGTACGGAGGGGTGCCGGACAAATGGCGGCATATAGAATTCTTTGATAGGGTATCCATCTACACTACCCAGCTCTGGAAAGAGTTCCTTGAGAACGGAGTCGTGTATGCTCCTATCTCTAAGAAGCCCTTCTACAGTACCCTAAAGGATATGAATCCTCAGAAACTTTTCAACTATGTCATCCAGAGTTTGGAAACTAGCCGGAACGTTCTTATATTAAAAGAGGTGCTAAAGTACCTCCAAGCCAAAAAAACAAAGGTTACGTTATATACTTATGATGCTATCTTGTTTGACTTCTTCCTCGAGGATGGTAAAGAGACGTTAGAGAATCTAAAGAAAATCCTAGAACAGGGGGGAAAATACCCTGTTAAGTTTAAGTTTGGCAATAATCTAGTTTTAGACTAGTAAATTATATTTATAATGGAAGTTGAATTCCCACCTATATCCGGTTATGACTTCGTCAGTGAAACCTTAACCTGGAATGACGACATGAGTAATAAATTGTTCTGTACCTTTACCACAGAAGAACATCTTGAAGAACTAGTCTCTACGATCAGTAAGAGGTATACTATTCTATATAGCAAGATTTTTGTACTCCATGCAAAAAGCAACGATGAGTTTATTTGTACTTATAACGTTGACTTTAACAACGTTGCTAACTTTTTAGATAACACGATTTTGGTTCATCGGAAAAAAGAATCTAACACCCTTTACACTATCAACGCCCTTAATACGCTCATCAAAGAGCTGAATGACGGGTACCTTGATCCCAACTACAGAGTAGATTGGAACGACTACCGCAACTGCATCTTGCTTACCCGCGGTAATGAACTAAAACGAATCAACACCAGGCTCCACAAAATAGTTGAGCTCTGAGTTGGATCGTAAAGGTTTTTTTCTTAAATTAGTTATATAACAGTTATTAATCAGTTTTTATTATTATGGATTTATCCCTCATTAAACAAAAGATGTCCGCCATGCAGAGTGGTGGTCGTCAAGAACGCGAAAAAGTAGACTACGAAAAGATCTTCTGGAAGCCGGCCTTCGGCAAGCACCAGATCCGAATCGTACCAGCTTTTGACAATCCAGCTTATCCTTTCAAGGAGCTGTATTTCCACTACGGTATTGGAAAGTACCCAATGATTGCTCTTACCAATTTCGGTGAGCAAGACCCAATCGTTAACTTCGTAAACGAACTTCGTAAGACTTCCGACAAAGACAACTGGTCGCTGTCAGGAAAGATCTCTCCTAAGATGCGAGTTTTCGCACCAGTAGTAGTACGGGGTGAAGAAGATAAAGGAGTTCGTCTATGGAGCTTTGGTAAGGAGGTCTACAAGACTCTCCTACAGCTTGCAGAAGACGAGGAGATCGGAGACTACACCGACGTTGTCAACGGATGGGATATGACTCTAGAGCTTACCCAAGGTAACCCTTACCCTTCGACATCAGTACGTATTCGTCCTAAGCAGACTCCTCTTTCTGATGATAACTCAAAAGTAGAGTCATGGATTAAAAATCAGCCCGTAGCTGTTGATTCATTCTCTAAGTACGATTTCAACTTTATTAAAAAGCAGCTGGAAAGCTACTTATCAGGCGGGGAAGAGACTGCTGAAGAATCAGCACCAGCTCCTATCCAATCAGCTCCTGCTGCCGTCCAGGCACCTAAGCAGTCGTTTACTCTTGAGAGTGTAGTCGCAGAGAAGAAAGACGCAGTAAGTCAGTTCGACGATCTGTTCAAGGATACTGACGACCTACCTTTCTAAGGATGGCTAAAAAAGGCATTTCTGAAGTCGCTCAAGCAGCGATCAAGAATAACTTCGACCTCGGGAAGTTTAAGAAGAACAAGGGCCTGGCATCTGCTAGCGTTAAGTTCAAAGAGCAGAAATGGATTCCTCTATCTAAAGCTTTCCAGGATATCACTTCGATTCCTGGCATCCCTCAAGGTCACATCACGCTTTTGCGAGGTCATAGTGATACCGGAAAGACTACCGCTTTGCTAGAAGCTGCAGTAGCAGCCCAGAAGATGGGAGTACTTCCGGTATTCATTATCACGGAGATGAAGTGGAGCTGGGAGCATGCCCGGGAGATGGGTCTGCAGTTCCAAGAGGTTGCTGATAAGGACACCGGAGAGATCATTGACTTCGAAGGTTTCTTCCTTTATGTAGACCGAGGCAACATCAACACTATCGAAGACGTATCAACGTTTATTCTCGATCTAATTGATGAGCAGAAGAAAGGCGACCTGCCCCACAACCTTTTGTTCCTATGGGATTCAATCGGTTCAGTGCCATGTGAGCTATCAGTTCGCTCTAACAAGAACAACAACGAGTGGAATGCCGGTGCTATGAGCACCCAGTTCGGTAATAACGTCAACCAGAAAATCCTCCTATCTAGGAAGGAAGGTCAGCCTTACACCAACACTCTAGTTGCTATCAACAAGGTCTGGACTATGAAACCCGGCATGCCGATGGAACAGCCCAAGCTTCAGAACAAAGGCGGTATGGCGATGTGGTATGATGCTACTCTGGTGATTACCTTTGGTAACATCACCAACTCCGGCACCAGCAAGATCAAAGCTATCAAAGGAGGTAAGCAGGTAGAATTTGCCAAGCGTACCAAGATCCAGGTAGACAAGAACCACATCAACGGGATTACTACCCGAGGTGCGATCGTCATGACTACTCACGGCTTCCTGGAAGACGAAAAGAAAGCAATCGATAACTATAAAAAGCAACATTCCGATTACTGGCTCACGACCCTCGGTTCAACCGACTTTGTGCTGGTGGAGGAAGGTAGTATGGAAGAGGACATCCGAGACATCGGAATTGAGTTCGACCTTAACATGGAAGTATAATGGGTAAGTACGACGATATGCTGGCTAAGATCCAGGTATCGGAACCCAGAAGACTTAACGATAACATCCTAGTTATCGACGCGATGAATACCTTTATAAGGAATTTCACGATGATTAATCTTATGAATCCGCAAGGCTCCCACGTCGGGGGTCTTGTTGGGTTCCTTAAGAGCTTAGGATTCCTAGTACGGACTTTTGATCCTACCCGGATTATAATCGTCTTTGACGGACCCGGCTCTACCGCCGCCCGGAAGCTAGTCAACTCAGACTACAAGGCTAACCGGAACCTTAGCCGGATCACCAACTGGGAGATGTACGACAACAAGGATCAGGAGTACGCTTCTATGTCCGCACAGATCGAGAGACTGGTTGAATACCTGCATATGCTACCGGTAGACCTGCTTGCTATCAACAAGGTAGAGGCTGACGACGTGATTGCTTTCATAGCTAAGGAATTTAGCGAGAGTAAAGTCACGATCGTGTCTTCGGATAAGGACTTTATGCAGGTTGTCAACGATAACGTCCGGGTTCACTCCCCTATAAAGAAGAAAAACTACGGACCTGCAGAGGTGCTAGAGGAGCAGGGTGTTCTCCCAAGCAATTACTTGATTGTAAAAGCATTGCTAGGAGATAATTCCGATAACCTACAAGGTGTTAAGGGGCTAGGAATAAAGGGTGTCCTCAAACATTTCCCGAACCTCGCCTCTATCCCTAACACCGACCTGGACTACGTTTACGAGGTGTGTGAGGAGGGTGTGCAGAAGACTAAGATCCTTGCAAAGATCCTAGAACGCAAGCACGTCGTAGATCAAAACTACGGACTGATGAATCTTATGGAGCCACAGTTGTCAGACACCCAGATTAGTATTATATTAGATGTCCTAGGATCGCCCTGCCAGCAGTTAAATGCAACAGCATTTATGTTAATGCTCCAGCAAGACAACATCCAACACGGAATTACGAAAAACACAGAAAGTTGGCTCGAAACATTTCGATACCTTTTAACAGTTAAAAAATGACACTACAGAAACTCAGTCAATACGGTAAAGGTTTTCAGATTAAAGTACTGGGTTCGCTGCTTACTGATAAAACATTCCTACTCAATGTTAGGGATACTATCATCGAAGAATACTTTGATGCTGATTCCCATAAATGGATCATTAAGAATACTCTAGCATACTTTGATAAGTACCATACTACTATCTCGTTAGATGTTCTAAAGATCGAACTTCAGAAAGTTGAAAACGATGTCCTTAAGACTGCTATCAAGGAAGAGCTTCGAAACTCTTACCAAGCCTCGCAAGAGGACCTAAAATATGTCCAGGAAGAGTTTAATACCTTCTGCAAAAATCAGAAGCTCAAGCAGGCACTTATGGATAGCGCCGATCTGCTTAATGCAGGTGACTACGACTCTATCCGAGGAATGATTGAGACTGCTTTGAAAGCAGGTATGGATAAAAATATCGGTCATGAATACCTTAAGGATATCGAGAGCCGGTACCGAGAAGACTACCGACCGACTGTCTCCACCCCCTGGGCTACTATTAACCAGGCCATACAAGGGGGGTGGGGACCCGGAGACCTCGCTATCATCTTCGGTAACCCGGGTGGAGGTAAATCCTGGATGATGGTTGCTGCTGGCGCTCATGCAGTCCAGCAAGGCTTCAACGTCGTCTACTATACCCTCGAGCTAGGAGAAGACTACGTCGGCAAGCGATTTGACTGCTACTTCACCGGCTACAACATCGACGAAGTGAATAAGCACAGACCCGAAGTAGAGAAGATTGTTAATGAACTAAAAGGAAAGCTTATAGTAAAGGAATATGCTCCTAAAGCCGCTACCGTTACCACTATTAAGTCCCATCTTCAGAAGTGCACCGATATGGGTCATAAGCCCGACCTCGTGATAATCGACTACGTTGACTATCTCCGGGCCCCCTCCCGGAAGTACGCCGAACGCAAGGATGAGATCGATGATGTATTCGTTGCGGTGAAAGGTTTGGCTAAGGAGATGAAGATTCCTATCCTTACTCCTTCACAGGTCAACAGAATGGGTGCTAAAGACGATGTTATCGAAGGAGATAAGGCAGCCGGATCTTACGATAAGATGATGGTTGCTGACATCGCTATCTCCCTCTCCCGGAAGAAAGAAGATAAGGTCAACGGCACAGGCCGGATCCATATCATGAAAAACCGCTACGGGATGGACGGTATGACTTACGGTGCTTTAGTCAATACCAATAACGGGCACATCGACATCTCAGAAGATATACATCTCGAAGAAATGCCGACTGCCGCACCTACTACAGTAGCAGGTGTTGATACTCTAGATCGAAAACTTTTAGCAAATAAATTTTTCGAATTACAGTCTAGAATCTAGCCCTAGCCGTATTTATATCACACGGCCTGAGGGATGATTCCCAAAGGCTTTTTTTGTCTAACTATCTATCAAATATATAAAGATATGAGCATCCTTCAAGAGCGTATCGTCTACAAACCCTTCGAGTATCCCCAAGCCTACGAGTACTGGCTAAAACAACAACAAGCCCACTGGCTGCACACCGAAGTACCGATGGCAAATGATATCACCGATTGGAAGTCGAACTTAAAGGAACACGAAAAGAACGTAATAGGAGGTATTTTAAAAGGCTTCGCTCAGACCGAGACCGTGGTAAACGACTACTGGACCGGTCTTGTGACTAAGTGGTTCCGGAAGCCTGAAATTATTATGATGGCAACTACATTCGGATCATTTGAGACTATTCATGCCGAGGCTTACTCTTTGTTAAACGAGGAGTTAGGGCTAGATAATTTTGCCGAATTCATGGAAGACGAAGCTACTAAGAATAAGATTGAAGCTTTGATGACTGTCCGTGACGGTCATAACGGAGAGATTGATTATACCGAGGTTGCAAGGTCACTAGCTATCTTTTCGGCGTTTACAGAAGGGGTAAATCTATTTAGCTCTTTTGCAGTTCTACTATCTTTCAAGATGAGGAATAAGCTAAAGGGAGTTGGACAGATCGTTGAATGGTCCGTCCGCGACGAATCTCTTCACTCAGAAGCCGGATGTTGGTTATTCCGCCAGCTTATGAAAGAACATCCTGAGCTAAAGACTCCCGAGCTTGTAAAGTCTATTGAAGAAGCAGCTAAAGCAGCTCTAGGGTTAGAATTTAGCTTCATCGACAAAATATTTGAGATGGGTGATCTAGAGAACCTTTCTAAGGAAGATCTTAAGAACTTTATCAAGCACCGGGTAAATACCAAGATGGGTGACCTAGGGCTTAAGCCTTTAATCGCTTCCTCGGAGATTGATAAAGGAGCTTTGAAGACTATGAAGTGGTTTGATATGGTTATCGCCGGAAAGCAGCACACTGACTTCTTCGCTAGCCGGGTCACCAACTACTCAAAAGGTCATATGGAGTGGGATTCAGCTTCTATTTTCTAAGCAATGGCTTCTTTTAGCACTCTTTTAGTACCTCTCATTAAGGAAGTACTTTTAAAAGAAATCGGTGACGCAAGTCTTACTCCGTTAAACTGGAAAAGAGTTTCTGCTAATCAGTACAAATTCTTAGTAGATATCAACGATTTTACAGAAGTAGTAACGGTGGATTTCGAAGAATTTACTGAAATGGTACATCGGCAGTACTACTTACCCCAAAAGTACAGAAACCTTGAAAAGGTTTACAACGTAGGGTTTGTTGTATCAGATTCTGAAACTCAAGCTGCTAAAACTGACGTTAAAACTCTGCTTACTATCAACTCAACGGTAGTAGATATTATAAAAGATTTCCTAGCAAGTACCGACGTTGATGCCCTATACATAAAAGGTAGCCCTAAAGATGCAGGGAGTAAAGACATCTCTCAGAAGTCAAACCTCTACAAAGCCTTTATTAAGAAAGGATTAGAGGGAATTCCGGATTACGGGTTTGATACTTACAAAGAAGGTTTTATATTAATAAAAAAATAGAATGAATAATAGCATATTTGTAGATCCCAGTACCTGGGAGGTGGGAAAGGATTTTCCCGAATGGATGAACGATATGTCTCTAGCAACTATCTCAAAGGGGTACTTGCTGCCTGGTGAGACGCCCAAGAAAGCTTACCAGAGAGTTTCTAACGCTGTAGCAGGGAGGTTAAAGAGACCAGACCTCGCCCCTAAGTTCTTCAAGTATATGTGGAAGGGTTGGTTGAACCTAGCCTCTCCCGTGCTTTCGAATACCGGTACAGAAAGAGGCTTGCCCATCTCATGCTTTGGCATCGATACACCCGATAGCATTAGGGGCATAGGGCTGACAAATGCAGAGCTAATGCGTCTCTCGTCTCTAGGCGGAGGTGTAGGAGTGGGATTATCCCGCGTTAGAGAAAGAGGCACCCCTATCACCGGTAACGGAAACTCTGAAGGGATTGTGCCCTGGGCTAAGATCTACGATTCTACTATCATTGCTACTAACCAAGGAGCAGTCAGAAGAGGAGCAGCTTCAGTAAACCTAGATATCAATCACGGTGATATTAAAGAGTTCCTTCAGATTAGAAGACCTAAAGGAGATCCTAATAGGCAGTCTTTGAATCTTCATCAGTGCGTAGTGGTAGATGATAAGTTTATGCACAAGCTAGAAAGACGCGACCAGGAAGCAGTCGAGCTATGGGTTGAGATTCTAAAGTCAAGGGTTGAGACTGGAGAGCCTTACCTTATGTTTAAGGATAACGTCAACAACGATAATCCAACAGCTTACATAAAAAATAACCTCGATGTATCGATGACCAATATCTGTACCGAGATTACTTTGCATACGGACGAAGAGCATTCGTTTATCTGCTGCTTGAGTTCTGTGAACTTAACCAAGTACGAGGAATGGAAAGATACCGATCTTATCGAGACTTCGATTTACTTTTTGGACGGGGTGATGGAAGAGTTCTTATTTAAGAGTGACGGTAAGGATTCTCTTGCTAGGTCTAACCGCTCGGCTAGAAAGGGCCGTGCAATCGGGCTAGGGGTATTAGGATGGCATTCTTTCCTACAAGCAAAGGGCTTGCCTTTTAACTCTATCAGCTCTACAGCATGGACTAATAAGATCTTCTCTCAGATTAAAACCCAGGCCGAAGCAGCTTCTCGCAAGCTAGCCGAAGAGTACGGAGAGCCGGAATGGTGTAAGGGCACCGGAATGAGAAATACCCACCTCATTGCAATTGCTCCGACTGTCTCTAACAGCACTATCTCCGGAGGAGTATCAGCAGGTATTGAGCCCATACCGGCGAACATTTATACTTTCAACTCCGGCAAAGGAACGTTCATTAGAAAGAATCCTGTCCTTGAGGAGTATCTAGAGAAGAAAGGTCACAACACCGAAGAGGTATGGGACCAGATCATGAAGGATAGAGGATCAGTGACCGGACTACCTGAAGACATTATGCCGGCTTATGATAAAGAGGTTTTCTATACCTTTACCGAAATTAACCAGCTAGCGTTAGTTGAGCAGGCTGCAGTCCGGCAGAAGTACATCGACCAGACTCAGTCATTGAATCTATCCTTTGATCCTACTGACTCTCCTAAGTTTATCAACCTGGTACACCAGACTGCATGGAAGTTAGGAATTAAGACTCTTTACTATTTGCGCACCGACTCAGTGATTAATGGTGATATCGGCTCACGTACTTCAGAGGACTGTCTATCTTGCGACGGCTAGACTATTTATATTAAATCTTTGCATATGAAATTAAGCAATATTATTCTCGAAAGAGTAACTCCTGCCGACATAGGCAATGCAACCAACGAGCTTTTAAAGCTAGCTAAAGAGATCGGATCATACGCCGGTCTAGAAGACGGCATGGGAGCACGAGGTGTTGTTGCTATTGACGGGATCCTTAGAAACTACTTTAGAAGAGATGTCGATGCAGCAGTTGAAAAATACGGAGACGCAATCGAAAGCATTGAAGTAGGAACGACGGAGTACGGCCCCAAAGCAGCTGTACTCAAGATTAATTTCAAACCAGGAATGGAACCAAAAGGTTTAACAGCAGCAGACGTTAAATCAGCAGGACCACTAGACTAATTAGATGTTCTTAATTTTAACAGTTATACTGGCTGTACTAGTAGTCGTAGCTTTGCTATACTATATCTTCAAGTTAAAACAAGAGATCAGCACTCTAAAAGAACAGCACATCCAAGACCTACAGTCTAAGATTTTACAGCAATGGAACCAAAAAGTCTAACGCTAGCAAACATTGGACCAAAACTAGATTAATTATATGGTATTAGTTTTAGCAGTTATACTAGTTGTACTAGTAGTCGCAGTCTCATTATATTACGTCTCTAAGTTAAAACAGGAGATCTACGCTCTAAAAGAGCAGCACATCCTAGACTTACAGTCAAAAATTAGTGCGGCACGTACTGACGCTAAAAAAAGAAGTACAGCCGTGCAGTGGGGAAAAAGCATTGAGCATTTTGTGCCTTTCACCAGCAAGTTTCCAATCCCAGCCGAAGACGTCTCCTTTCTAGGAATGCCCATTGACTACGTAGGATTTACAGACACAGGCAGTAAAACCAAGTGCGCAGTTCATTTTGTGGAAGTAAAAAGCGGAAATGCTTTTTTAATGGATAAACAAAAAAACATTAAGACAGCCATTCTAGAGAAGAGAGTGCATTGGCACGAAATCTCTATAGAAGGCAATACAGAAGATTAATAAAAGGCCTTTCGACCTTTTTTTATTTATCTTTAGGTGTATTGGTCTGAGCTACTAATTGAGCATACTGATCTTTAGTGAATTCACTCTTAGTAACGATTACTACTTTATCATCATAGATATAAGCAACCCTACTATAGTTAGGTTTCTTAGAAGATACAGCTACTGACTCAGGAACGGAACATGAGGTTATTAAGATAAGACTTAAGAAAGTAAGAAGTATTTTTTTCATAGGAATTAATATTACGTTAATATATAGTTAAACTTCTCATAAACTTGAAAGAGTTGTATATTAAGTTTTTCGTTCCTATCTTTATAGAAATATAAATGGTTATGACACGAAAAGAACTTTTAGAATATACCCGAACCGAAAAGCTTGATAAGCTCTTCATACTGGCAAGTCAAATGGATACTCTCGCTTTTAAGAGTGTTCAACAGCTTGAGAGCCTGATAGCTCAAAAAGCTGAACTAGAGCGTGACCTCGGTCTGCTTAATGAGCGTCTCTCTAGGTTGAACGAAGAAAAGTAGTCATGCTTTACACCTACGATAAGAAAGGGGTGCAGTATAAAAAATTACTGCAAACCAAGCTAGGCACTAGTCTAGGAATTGCAATAGGGTTATCACTTGCTATCTCTTACGGGGTAGGGCGGTTTACTTGGATTAACAGTCTTTCGGAATACGAGAAGAATATACTGCTTATTAACATGAAGCAGACCCCTTTCAGCGAAGATGAACTAATCTTACTTATGAAAGACTTGGGAGTTAAGTTCCCTCACATAGTACTGGCTCAATCAAAGCTTGAGACTAACAACTACCGGTCCGGGATCTTCAAAGAGAATCATAATCTCTTTGGGATGAAAGAGGCCCGGTCTAGGATCAGTACCGCTAGGGGTACCAATCGCAACCACGCCTACTACGATACCTGGGAGAGCTCGGTCTACGACTATGCTTTTTATCAATGCAGGTACCTCAGCGCTATCAGAAACGAAACCCAGTACTACAGCTACCTCTCAGGCAGCTACGCTGAAGATCCTTTATACGTTCAGAAGGTAAAGAAACTTGCTGGAGAGTTAAAAGATAAGTTTTAAGTTCGTATCTTTAAGTAATGAAAATCAAGTCTATGACCCACAAACTTAAGCGTCTAACCCAAAAGCTAGGCATTCAAATCCACCGGATGATAGAACCTACCAAATACCAAGCCCCTAAAGGTGAGTATGAGATCGAGGCTCTAGCAATATGCAGGAAGCTGGCTAGCCGAAAGTCTAGTACCCTGCTTATGTCTCCGATCTCCGGCAAGCGTTACATCCGGAGTAAGGACAATCAGATCCATGTTATTATTGACGGGCATCTTATCACCATCGTAAATCACTCCTACAGCTATGTAATCCCGGTAGAAGGCCGCTCCCATGAACGCCTTATCCGGATGTTTGATATGGAGGTCGAGCTACGAAGAGGTGTGATGGAGTCTGAGATCCGGGCTAATATCAAGCACTCTCTATCTAATATTTATCAAAATCTGCTCAATGAACAAGTTTAAGTACCTCCAGCTAGTAGGAACGCTCACTATCTTAATACCGGTAGCAGTTATAGCAGGGATGGGGGTAGTCTACAGTCTCCCCAAAGCCCCTCAAGCAATCGACACTACTACAGTTCCTGAGGTTCTTGAACTTCCTAAGACCGACACTGTAGTAATAGTAAAGGAAATTCAGAAGGTAGCTCTACCTCCTGCGATCGTACAGAAACCTCTACCAACTACTATCCCAGTATCAATCAAAGATACGGCAGAAAAAATTGCTGTAAAGTTGGACACCGCTCAATAGTTTCATATCTTTAAGAACTAATAAAACAAAATATGTTTGCACTAGGAATAATTGTAATTGTACTTCTACTAGCCATTTTAGGTAAACTAGAAAAGAATAAATAAAATGAAAATCACATTCATCAGCGACACTCACACTAAACACGAGGAAATCAGTAAAGATCTTCCTGGTGGTGATTTGATCATTCATGCTGGTGATTTGATGAACTCAGGTTACGAGCCAATTGATATTACTCGATTTGTTAACTGGTACAGTTCATTGCTTACAATGGATTATAAACACCGAGTGTTTATTGCTGGTAATCACGATCGAATGTTTGAAGATAATCCTGAATTAACTAAGGAGTTAATCAATGCCTATAGTGGTGGATTGATTTACTTACAAGATCAAACTCACGTTATTGATGGTGTAAAAATTTATGGTTCACCTTGGCAACCAGCATTTTACGATTGGGCGTTTAACCTACCAAGATGTGGTCAAGATTTAATGCGAGTATGGAATGCAATTCCAAACAATACTGATATCTTAATTACACACGGACCACCATTTGGTCATTGTGATGTCACCCCTTCCGGTAACCTAAATGTAGGTTGTGAGCTACTTAGGGTTCGAGTGGATGAAATCAAACCTAAAATTCATGTTTTTGGACACGTTCATTCAGGTTATGGTTACAAGTTCTATGAAGGTACTCATTTTATTAATGCTGCTGTATTAAACGAAAGATACAAATACGCAAACAAACCACTTACTGTTGAGTGGGATCCTGAAACCAACGAATTAGAATTTATTTAGTTATGAGAAACTTTGAATTTCTAAAAATACTTAACTCCCCGTTTAAGATACCTCGGGTTAAGTTTTATATCGGTAAGGTGGCTATTGGTACACCATATTTTCATCCACGCAATTGGGTTAAACCAACCCCTAAAATGGCTATGGATGAAGCTAAAAAGGAGTTAGCACGTAGGGAGAAGTGGAATAACGCAAATCCCGATGTTCAATTTAAACAAACTATTATACCACTTGATGAGATGTATAAAGAAAAACTACGTTACCGATTCCCAGTTCCTAAAAAGATTGGATTTGATTTCGTAGGACTAGGTTATAAAACTAAATGGAGTGAAACCGATTACAGGCATGAATGGAATCCTATCTGGTCTTTTGTATTTTTTAAATGGCAGATTGCTTTAATATTTACTTCTCCAGAACGTGAGTGTAACTCTCAATACTGGGAGGCTTGGTTGTATTATCAGTACCACACTAAAGGAAGTAAACAAGAACGTATTGAACAATGTAAGAAAGATTACCCTCAGAAATATACTATTAACAGTGTTAATGGTGATATGAAAAAGGTTAATTACTATGATATTATTTTAAAATGAAACCAATGACTGAACAAACCTTTATTGATTTAGGATTTAAACGTAATGACGTTACAGTAGATGGTCAGGACTTCTACTACTATACTCTCGATATTGGAAATACTTTTTTAACTACAAATGCGAGTGATGAAGCAGAACGGATTGGGTGGGAATGTTGGAAAGCTACCCTACCTGATAATCCACTAGCAAGTGAAGTTAAAGATTTAAGTGAGCTAGAAAATCTAGTTCGTACTCTTCAAAATTAAAGTAATATGAAAAAAGAACAATTTTTAGAACAAATGAATCAATGGTATGATAATTCAGATGCACATTATGATAGTTTTGTAGAGCAATTCAGTAAAGATAAAGAGGGGTTAATTGAACTACTAGCCTTAGTAGGTCAATCAACCTCAACAACTTCAGTGAACGCTGCTAAATTATTTGAACCTAAAAGTAAAGAAGAGTGGTTATTGGATATCTTAAAACCATTTAACACCAAAGAGAAATGAGAACTCCGCCCGCTTATAGCGCATTAGGATTCAGCAAGCGGAAAGCTACCGCCCTGATTAACGGAGTCTTTTTCTTTAACATCAATAAAAATGCCTAAATATCTTAAAACCGCATTTGTAAGAGAACTAGAACAACAGGTTAGAAGAGGTGAACTTTCACACACCCGAATGCTTGACTTAATCCAAGATGAGGTAATTAAAAATTATACCGAAACCTTTAACACCAAAGAGGAATGACACTAATCTACATACTAATCTACATTATCGGATTCTTTGTAACCGCTTGGATTAGAGGGTCTAAAGACGCTAGTGGTGAAGAAGATACAGCAGGACAAGCAGGAATTGCTTTAATGTGGCCTGCAATAGCAATATTCTTTATTATGATATCACCAGTGTTTATTGTAGAACAAATGAACAAACTTAGAAAATGAGCAAACTCAAACAAACTAAAATACCAATGACATTAGAAGATAATGTTATGAAAGTTGCTCTTGAACAAAATGTAATTGAAAACGAATTCAATTGGAAATTAGTTCGTGAACGAGACGGACTAACCAACCAATCTAAGGAAGTAATGTGGGTTGAGTGGAATGAAGATAGAACATTTAAAGCCCGACACGATAAACCAGCAATTGGTTATTCACTAATTATGTCTCCATTCAATAAATTCTTTACTTGGCAAACCACTTCTGTTACAGAAATTTTGGA